TGGGCTTAGGTACATATTCACCAGTTCCACAAGCATGAGACATAACAAGATTTTCTTGAAGTTTTGATAAATTTTCAGAAGAAATTTTTACATTACAAAGTGATCCAAAACCAGTATTTATACCATATATAGGTGTATCATTATCTTTAATTTTTGCAGCTAAATACGCTCTTGATTTATTAATATTTAATACGGCTTCTTCAGATAGTTCAAGAATTTGATTATTATCGATAATGTTCTTTATAGTGGGGAGGTCTAAAATTTCTGAACTTATATAATGTGTCTCTTGCATTGGTTTGATTGTTTGTTACGCAAAAATACAATTTCTTGTTAAGGTTTTTTGGAAATTAAAAAAACTATTAAATATGATGTACTTTAGCGTGAAATTTTAAACCCAACCTAATGAAAAACATAGTATTAATAGTCATTGCTTGTGTAATGTTTTCTTGTAATAATTCAGAAAAAGAAATAGAAAAAACTTTTTTTACACCTAGAGTGTCTAAGAAAAAGAAAAATATGAAAGCTGGTGGTCCTGTTAAAAAATGTAAACGCGATGGTATAGCTATACGCGGTAAAACTAAAGGTAGAATGGTCTAAGGAGAATTAAGATGGCAAAGAGTAAACTATTACAAGAGGCAATGAAAGCAGCAGAAAAGGCTCTTAAAATTAAAGACCCCGATAAAAGAAATAATGCTCTTCAAGAAGCAGCGAGAAAGGCTACCTATGCTGATCCAAAAGCGCGAGCAGCAAGAAAAATTGATGACCAAAAACGAAGGCAAGAGGCCAGCATACGCGCTTCAGAAAAAGGAAGAGAAAGAAGTTCGCGGTACTCTTCTAAACTAGACCGTCAAGAAGCAAGACCAGATAACATTAAAGAACTTAGATTTAAAGCTGGTGGAGCAATTAAAGCAATGAAAAAAATAAAAGATAATGCAATAGTTATTGCAGCAGCCGGTAGTTATCCTTTATCGAAAAAGATTCAAGAAGAAGGGCGTAAAGCTAAAGCTAAAGCTAAAGCTAAAGCTAAAAATAAAAAGAAAGGCATGAAAGCCGGCGGCATTGTAGACAGACAATACCTTAAAGGAAGATAATGAGTAACGCTTTTGCTAGTAAAAAGAATGCAATAGCAGACTGTGATGTTTGTGGGTTTCAATTTAAGCTAACAAAATTAAAAAGCTTAGTTGTAAGAACTACGAAAACACAGATACTAGCGTGTCCTGAGTGTTGGAACCCAGATCAACCTCAGAACTTACAGGGTATGTATCCGGTTACTGACCCCCAGGCTATACAGGATCCTAGACCTGATAAGAGTTTTGTTATTGCGGGACCTTACAGCTCAAGAGATATACAATGGGGGTGGAACCCTGTAGGGCTTTCAAATCCTTTGCAACTAAAAGGACTAGAGAATTATTTATTAGCAGAAGGACAAATAGGAACCGTAACGGTTACTACAACTTAGGAGAAAGCAATGAAACAGAATGAAGAAAGAAAACCTAAAATGGTAGATGGTTTTACACAACCGCAAGACGTACCTGTACCTAATACAGCTGGGTATCCAGAAAAAAACATTAAAACTACTGGTGTAGTAACTCGTGGTAATGGTTGTGCTACTAAAGGTACTATGGCTCGTGGGCCGATGGCATAAGGATAAGTAATGAACTATACAGAGTTAGTTGCTGCGATTAAGTCGTATACTGAAAATGAATATCCTACTGTAGACGTTAATCTATTTATAGAACAAGCGGAACAGCGTATATTTAATTCAGTTCAAATACCTGATTTACGTAAAAATGTAACGGGAAATATAACAGCGGGAAACAAATATCTTAATGTTCCTTCTGATTGGTTAGCTACTTTTAGTTTGGCTGTTATAAATACAACTACTAACGAATATACTTATCTTCTTAATAAAGATGTAAATTTTATTAGAGAATCATATCCCGATACAGATGATGCTTTTCAAAAAAAACCAGAGTATTATGCGGTTTTTGATGATACAACTTTTATATTAGGAGCTACGCCAGATGTTGCTTACAGCGCTGAACTTCATTATTATTACTATCCTCAAAGCATTGTTGTTGCTGGTACTAGCTGGCTTGGGGATAATTTTGATAGTACATTATTATATGGATCTTTGTTGGAAGCGGCTACTTACTTGAAAGCTGATGCCGATACTATTACTAACTATATGACTAGATATAAAGAAGCTATGGACTTAATTCAAAATTTAGGTGAAGGTAAAAACAGACGAGACGCATATAGAAGCGGTCAAGCGCGTATTCCTGTTAAAGGGAGTAGAGGATCTATATAATAAATACATTAATAAAATATTTAGAGTAGGGATTTAATTATGGCAATTTCACAGGCGATGTGTACCTCGTTCAAAGTAGAACTGTTAACTGGGACACACAATTTTACTAACGGTGGAGACACATTTAAAGTTGCGCTATTTAGAAACCAAGCAGCTATCTCAGGTACTTTTGGTGCAGCTACAACTAATTTTTCACAAATGGGAGCAGACCAAGTAACGGGTACGGGTTATACTTCTGGAGGGTTTACTTTAACAAATGTAACTCCTACTTCTACGGGTACAACCGCATTTGTTGATTTTAGCCCTAATGCTACGTTTGCCAATTCTACCCTTACTTCTTGTGGTGCTTTAATCTATAACAGTACAGACGGAGGTAAAGCAGTAGCGGTATTAGATTTTGGTGGAGATAAGATTTCAACTAATGGTACTTTCACTATTGTATTCCCAGCTAATGATGCTTCTAATGCGATTGTTCGTATAGCTTAATAGGATTTAGTATGGCGCTCATTTTAAATGATAGAGTAAAACAAGAGACTACTACAACAGGAACGGGCACAATTACGCTTGGTGCTCAACCTGCTGGGTATCAGTCTTTTGCTGCGGGTATTACTAACGGAAGCACGGTTTATTATGCTATCGCTAATACTGAAAGTGGAGTAACAGAATGGGAAGTAGGTTTAGGTACATTCTCTTCTTCTGGCGCTGGTACTGTTACTAGAGATACTGTCTATACTTCGTCTAACTCAAATAATAAAACAAACTTCGGTGCTGGTACGAAAGAAATTTTTGTTACTTATCCCGCCTCTAGATCGCTTTTTAAGGCTGCTGATAATTCTATTTCTCTTCCCGGAGCAACTACTTTTGGTAGTACCGTTTTACTTAATCAGGATCCTACACTTAACTTACAGGCGACCACTAAACAATATGTAGATAACTCTATTGCTGCGGGCTTAGATATTCACACTGCGGTAAGACTAGAAACAACTGGAGCTTTAAGTGCCGGATACTCAAATGGTTCTTCAGGTGTTGGCGCTACTTTAACTAATAGTGGAACCCAAGCCGCATTAGTAATAGATGGTGTTGCAGCGGTTGCTAATAATAGAATTTTAGTACAACAACAATCTAACGCTGCTCATAATGGTATTTATGTTGTTACTAATATTGGTTCAGCTTCATCAAACTGGATATTAACTCGATCTACTGATGCAAACACTTTTGGGTTAAACACCCCAACTAAACTAGGACAGGGGTCCTATGTATTTGTAACATCTGGTAATACTAGAGCGGGTCAATCTTTTGTTTGTAATACTGTAGGGACAATTACTTTTGGTACAACAAACATAACTTTTGCTCAGTTTTTTGCAACGCCAGTTTATAGTGGAACCGCGCCAATAAATGTAACAGGACAAGTTATATCCTTAACTGGAGTTGTCGGTCCAACAAAAGGTGGTACAGGATTAAGCTCATTAGCAACGGGTAATTTACTCTATGGTACGGGAACTAATACTTGGGGTGCCCTGGGTCTAGGAGCAGCATATAAAGTGCTTGTTGTTAATTCAGGTGGTTCACAACTTGAATGGGGTACCGTTGCATTAAACCAATCAGCTGCAGTATCAGGAGCTTTGGGTGTTGCTAATGCAGGTACGGGATTAACTTCTTATACACTTGGAGATTTAATTTATGCTTCAGGTAGTGCAGCACTAGCTAAACTTGCAGGGAATACAACCACCACTAAAAAATACTTACAAGAACAAGGTAACGGAAGCGCCGCCGCTGCCCCTAGTTGGCAACAAGTAGCCGCTGCAGATATATCAGGGTTAGCTACGAGTGCAACAACAGACACTACCAATGCAGATAATATCTCTAGTGGTACCTTACCTGCGGCACGTCTTTCAGGTTCGTACACTGGGATTACAGGCGTTGGTACTTTAACAGCGGGAACTTGGTCAGCAAGTACTATTGCTTTAAATAAAGGCGGTACAGGAGCTACAACTGCAAGTGATGCAAGAGATAATTTAGGTGTAGAGATAGGTGTTAATGTACAAGCCTACGATGCCGATTTAACAGCAATAGGTGGTTTAGCAAAAACAGACGGTAACTTTATTGTTGGTAATGGTTCTACTTGGGTAGCAGAAAATGGTGCTACAGTCAGAACATCTTTAGGATTAGGAACAGCGGCTACTACAGCAGCCAGTGCCTATGCTACTGCTGCTCAAGGAACTAAAGCAGATAATGCAGCAGCTAAAGCTAGTAACCTATCTGACTTAGCAAATGTAAGTACAGCAAGAGATAATCTTGGAGTACAGATTAATGATGATGTAATAGGTTATGTAACACCTAGCACTTCTGGTAATGTTTTAACTTCTAATGGTTCTGCTTGGACAAGTGCAGCCATTTCTAGTATACCATCAACTTTAGGGGTAACAGGTGTATTAACAGCAAACGCAGGTGTTGTTGTAGACGAACTTACTATTGATGCTGACACTATTACAGCTACAGATGACTTCATAATAGACGCAGCAGGTGACATAACACTTGATGCAGCTGGCTTAGATGTAAATTTTGCTGCGGCTGGAACAAATTTTGGACTTATTAAAAAAGACACTGCGAATTTGATATTTCGTAATACTCAATCAAATGGTTTTATAAAAATTCAAGGAAGTGATGGGGGAAGTAATCAAACTTACATTGAAATAGACCCATCAGTAAACGAAGGTCTTATTGCTTTTCATAATAATGGTGCGCAAGGTAATCCTATTGGAGTTAATCTGCAAAACCAATCTAATGGGGGTGGTTTTTCTATAAATACATCTTCTACTGGTGGTTTTGAATGTCTAACTTTTAGAGTAAATGGTACTCAAAAAGGAGCTATTTCTGTTAGTTCTAGTGGAACTGATTACCAAACAGGCTCTGATTACAGATTAAAACAAAATGTAGATTATGATTGGGATGCAACAACTGAATGTAAGAAATTAAAACCTTGTCAATTTAAATGGATTGAAGATGTTGCAATAGAAGATGATGGTGGTGCTACAGCACAAATTACTACAGGATTTCTTGCACATGAATTACAAACAGTAGTTCCTAAAGCAGTTTCTGGTGTAAAAGATGCAACTGAAACATATATAAATGATGATGGTGATAGTGCCACTAGAATAAAACCACAATTAATAGACCAAAGTAAAATTATAGCTATACTAACTAAAACT